TCATCACTTAACCTCCTCCTCTTCTTTGGTGGTGTTTGCATCAACGAAAGATTGAAGAGCATCAATCATTTCTTTGGCAGACTTGATGTTGTAATCCTTGTTGCTCAACTCATGGAATACTGAATACTCACGCTTACAAGCAAGAGCATTACGACACATCATGAACATGGCATCTGCTTTGACACCATTAATCATGACGCCGCATTCACTACTAGCTTCAGTGACATGAATACCATCACAGTGAATAGACCAATGAGCATGAGCACTAGGAATGTAGAACTCATACGTTACGTCTGGAGCTTGCATTGTTAGTTATTAGCTACTCTCATTGAGTAGCAAAAGAAAGCCAAGGACTTGCACCTTGGTGAAGGCTTGATACCTACAATCAGAAGTGATTATGAAAGAAGTAAACTTCAGCATCGAATTCAATCGAGAAGAAATCATGGCGATAGTTCTGATACCAACTAGCCTGCCAGTCAATGACAAGATACTCAGGGAGTTCTTGACAATTAACCTCAGTGATTAGGTACTCAACAAACTCACCGAAGTGAGACTCGTCATGTGCATAGGTGAACTGCGTCCAGTAAGCATCCTCAAACTGCTCAGCAGTTGTGATGCCATGATCACTCAGCTCGTCCATGAATTCACGACACAATTCACCGTTGAGTTTCTCAAACTCAGGGCAAAGATCTTCGATCATGTCGTACAACTCCTGATCCTGTTCGGTCAGGTTGTCGTACCAGTCAGCACCAGTGATAGGTGTGTCCATGGTGGCAATAGTCATGTGTAATACGTTAGTGAACAATTGACACATAAGTGTCAGGCTGTAGCAGGGCATTGCACCCTGCATGTGAGCTATGACTCAAACAGCAACAACTTCGTTGTAAAGACCAGTACGAGCACACTTGCTATCGACAAACAAAAGTGCATCGTTGATCCAACGACCCAGACTGATGTTGTCGTTGATGATGAGATTGATGAGAGCACGACGGCTCACACCCTCATACTGATAGACACTACCGTTCTTGTAGTACACAGTTGCAGTTGCATTAGCAACGTTGGCAATGATGTAATCAGCACAGTCTGAATAACCGTGACGAACAACTTGGTTGTTAAAGAATTTGTTGAACATAATGAGTGAAATAAAGTGAACAAACTTGCGTCCTTGTTGACGCAATACCTATGTGTACAAGTCGAAGTACAATCACAGCGGGCTGTGCATAGGTTGCCATGATCTGTCTAGGCTGTGGCTCGCCATCCACCTTTGGTGGTACTGCGGTTGTCGTGAATGTATCCAACCAAGCAATGCTTGGAAGCTCAATCGCCGAGCAAGGTAACGTCAGTGACGCAGTCTGTCAGGTTGTCAAGGTGCTCCACTGTATAGCTTAGTGGACAGCTGTGAATGAGTTGAAATGCTTATCTTGGTGGCACGGTGCCGATACAAGACTCAGCTATGAAGTTGTAGTTTTGAGGGTCTCATGTCTTCTGGTTGAAGTTTCGAGACTCTCCTCACCCTTTACAGGGAGAGTCGAGATACTCTCAACATCAAAGAAGACTATGGATCTAGTATAGCCTAGTGGACAGGACAAACCACTGAGCATTTGTACTCAACCTGCTGCTGATGTGGCCTGATCTGTTGCTATGACTGAGTGATTAGTGTTGCTTATGTTTATTGATAAGATATGCTGATCGCCGACAGATGGTGAGGCTAGGATGAAGCCGCAGCCTGGCTTGGTGTTGCCCTGTTGCGGCCGGATACCTAGTGCTTTCGCCTAGATTGCACATCTAGCGCGCGATACGACCCACCCACACGGGGGTAAAGCGGTCCCTGTACCTACGATAATAGGCTTCAGAGATTTTTGTCATTTTTTATAGCCTAATCGTGCCAATTTACGCTGCTGATCAAGCTTATGCAGCTCCTCAACAGTCAAAACTGGACAACGATTAAGCACTACAGCCTGTTTAAACCGAATTAGGAAGCTTTGCATGGACATTGATAAGACACTCCACGATAACGGAGACAATCAGTCTTATAGTTATTAGCTTTTTTCTTCTGATTAATAAGATAACGAGAAACGATGTTAGACATAATTCATACAAGGTAAAACTGACTCCCGTTCCATAGTCAGCTGGTATGCGTCCCGAAGGATGAACGTACGAATTACTTGTTTTTCCAGGTGTTCCAGGTCTTATCTGTAGATCCATAGAGACCACAGAACTTACACTGCTCTACTGCATCAATAGGGTAGCGAGCATTGACTGGTACATCACTACCACAGTTTTTACATTTAACTATTTTGATTGCATCTAATTCCATTAGGTAATCATCTTAGTGTTGTCATTTGGTTCTTCCTGTGCCTCTGATGCGAAGGAAGTATCTTTACGAGACTCTTCTTTCTTCTTACTCCATTCATCATGGACATCAAGACACCATTGCTTTAGTTCTTGTGCTTTAGTAGTGAACTTAGCTACTCCCATTACTCTCCATGCATCCTTTGGGTCTTGTCTAAGAACAGAGGATTGTTTGTAGTTAACGAGGAAGTAATTAGGACCTTCTCTCATGACGTGGTATTGGACGTATAGACCATTACCATTATCTGGATAATTGATTGGTTTCATAAGGTGGAGTAAGAGTTGATAAGATTGTCCAATCACGAGGACAATAAAGATCAACAAGTAGATAGAACAAGTTAGTGGATGTATTGTCTTTTGGCTTTAGCCAGTACTTACAGAATCAACATTAAGGGTTGATTAGGTAAGAGAGGAGAGTCCATCGATAGATGGATTGTCTCCTCTCACAGGCGGAGGTCCACCCTTCCTCCTCCTGTATACGTAACTGACCAGCCTAAACCCAGGTGTGGACTGACTTATTGTCTTTTAGTCCACGAGCCTTTTTTCTTAGGTTTAAAGGCATATTCATAACCATATGAGAAGCAGCAGCTTCAGGGTCATCAATCCATGCTTCCATCATGTCATTCCAGTCTTCTTGTTTCTGGAGGATCATCTGTTGGTTAGCAGAGATTGCCATAGCATCTGTGTAATACTTAACAGCCTGTGCGAGAGCATCAATGCGGTCATCATGTCTGACTGCACCTTTTTCTCGACACATACGACTCATTTGATAAAAGAGCATGTAAAGGAGCCGCTCTTCAGGTGGCGCGTCTGGGTTGGACCGAAAATCAGACTGAATAACACTATGGTCAACAATAAGCCGATGCTGGTTAAGAACAGGCTCCAAGGCATCAATAATCCTGTCTTCTTTTCTGACATTGGCACGTACCTCTTCGATATCTATGTTTTGTTTAGTTTGTACGAGGTGTTTACGGAATAGTTCAGCAACAATGCCATCACCAAAGTTAGTTTCAATTAAAAGTTTTGATACATTGTATTTTTTACACTTTCGAAGGATGCTGAGCAGAGTGTTGTCGGAGTAACCGTCGCGAGTAGCAAAGACTTCGTGTAAATAAAGGAAACCATTTCTTTGTGAGACAAAGCAAGCTGCCGTTTCATCTGTGCCTCTACCCGACGGATCGACGCTGCAGATTGTTTCGGAGTAAAGATCCCATGTACCTTGGAGCTGCATTGGAGAATAGAAATAATCTCCAGGTAGTCCCACAGTTGGGAGGTCTTTGATAACATTAGTCGGGTCTGAGCACCAGATAACGGATTCTGGAGCAGTAGTAGGGTTAACGCTAGTGACAATGAGGTCACTATTTTTAAGAGGGAATTTTTCAGCATCACTAAGACTGGTGTCTAACATAAACTGCAGCATGAAGTTGCTGCGACCCATAGATGCTTCGCGTTCTAAAAGATCGGTAGAATCAAATCGATCTGGGTCTGTGGGTTCCCAGGCAAGAGGATTTGTTCCTTTTGTGTCTCCCAATGACACTTTGGATCGCGAAGTTTGATCTTGGTTTTTGTCACTATTTTGTTGTCTTTGACGCGCGTTTTCGAGATCGTCTTGGAGCTGCGGGGCAAGCAAACCTTCGTACTTCGATATGTCTCTTGGATAACGCGCGGACCAAACGAACGGTTTATAATTACGCTCGGCGAGTTTGCGATATATAGTGAAGGTGGTTTGAGGAGTACCGAGGAAAAGAATTCTAGAATCATGTTTAGGAGTAAGGATAGATTCGCTTTCTGTAACTAATTGAAGGAGCTTCTCTCTCATCAATTCCGTCATCGAGTTGGAGGGAACCTCAATGTCGTCTAGGACCATCAAGTCGGCGCGACTTCCGGTCAACTGACCTGTGATTCCAACGGACTTTACGCTTGGTGCTTGGTGAGGTGAGCAACTCACATCGAAGCTTATTCTCGACCATCTTGCATCGTCGGACTTCGGGCGTAAATGAGAAAGCCATGGTGTTTCAATAATTAGTTTTTGTAGGAAGATACTCATATTGTCTGCTCTCTCTTTAGAGGCAGAGATAATCATTATCTTTTTCTCAGCGTCATTAAAAAGCGTCCACAGAACAAAGGCTCCAGTAATCCAGCTCTTTCCCACTCCACGGAAAGCTTGTATCTGAAGACGCTTAGGTCCATGCTGAAGATAGTCGGCGATTGCGTATTGTGCACGAGTAGGTTGAGGCAGGTCTAATTGACTCCAGAGAGCCTGTAGAAACAGCTTAAAATCGTCTTTAAGCAGGTCTAAAGTATTCATTGGGTAGATAGTACTTACATTGGATTAGGAGCCTGTCCTAGAGCCTTACGGGCGCCATTCACGGCGTTCCCGATAGCACGGTCTATATGACCACCAGTTAATTCATCAATAGCAGAGATATATTCAGTAATGAATCCAAGTGCATTAAATGACACACCACCTTTATGGAACTTCAGTCCTTTGAATGAACCTTTGGCACTTTGAATACCATTGTCCATTGCTCTAAGTTCAGCAGGTTTAACGCGTTGATTAATGTCAGGTGGTAGTGGTTGGACATTCTCAGCTTGGTTACCTAAGGCAATACCAGCTTTCTTAAAGACGTCATGATATGCCTTTAAGGTTCCACGACCTGATTCAACTTTAAAGCGGATACCATTAGCAGTACGTGATACTTCTCGGATGTGATCACCATCCATAACTTGTGCATTGGCATCAGCCATTGCCTTACCAAAGGCTTTCTTGTCTGCACCTTTTGGTGTAGCTAGTTTTTCATTGATTGCACGGGAGCCGTCAGTGCCTCCTCCTCTATTACCTTTTCTAGAAGCAGCTGTCTCTACTGTTCCTACTGGATACTTTTCTGTTCCATATTTACGGATAATTCGTTCTACACCGTCTTCAGGTATAAATCTTGTAAGACCTGCTTTAACGGCTTCAGCTTTAGAGGTAGGTAAGCCTGCGGCTCGCTGCGCCTCGGAAGGCGCTTTGAGCTTTGGCATTATACGTTAATGTATATGTTGTGCGATGAGATGTTCCCTTAATGGGTTATCAAAGCGAGTTATGAAATCTCGCCAGTATTCAGTTCCTTTGTCCTGATTACACTTAAAACAGGCGCATACGCTGTTTGATGTGGTTGTCTCGCCACCCAAAGACTTAGGATGGACGTGATCAATAGTAAGATCTGTTGTTTCATGAGTTTTACCACAATAAATACAAGTGTTGTCAAAATGTTCTTTAATAGCGCGCCTCCATAGGCGCTTGGCTTCTGGTGACGTCATTGCTATTAAATTGAATAAATAGTTATCAGGATGTTGGAACAAAGGTGTCATTTAGTACGGCTAGCACGGTTTTTAGATCGCAGTTGTGGTCGTCCTTTTGTAGTACTGCCCTTGTAATGAGCAGCATCTCTTGGATCTCCAACTGGAATCTTTAACTTGTCGCGTAACCGGTTCGCATTTTTCTTTATGCGTTTACCCGTTGTTGTTTGTTGGTATGCACTTTGCTGCTTTAACCTACGCTTTCTAGCCGCAGGTGTCTTTCTGTAATATTCAGCGGTACGACTTGCCATAGAGCCTCTGCTGTACCATTTCAGGATCAATTTCAGGCATAATGTTTGCCAACTTTTCTAGTGGGTTACCGTCATAGGCAATACCACTAATGTCATTAGTTTTTAACCAGTCACAAGCTGCCTTTAAGTCCTGAGTAGTAGCCTCACCCGATTTAATTCGAGCGAGGAACTCCTTAGTAACTAAATTATGTAGCTCGTTAAACTGATCTTCAGTTGCTTTCTTTTTCAAGACCTAGCTCCCGTCGAATTAGATCGACAGCATAGTCATCAACCTCATTGTCAGTACGCTCAGCGTATGCTGCAAGTAGATCAACAACTAGTTCTTTTACGGCTTGTGATTGGAGGAAAGCAAAAATAATTGGACGAAGTAGTTTAATCATTTTACGTTTGAGTCGCGATTGGCTATGCGGTCCAGTTTATTTTCAATCCGAACCATATGTTGTTCCACTCTATCTAATGCAGAAGAGAACTCTGATTTGGAGAGATAGTTTTCTGCAATCCGAAGTTCAAAGTTATCTACTCTTCGATCTAACTCATAGACACGGGAGTGGATCCGTGTCACAAGTATCGAGAAACCAGTAGCCGCTGCAACTCCAATAGGAATTACAAGTTCTAACATTATATTTATGAGTTAGGGTCTGGAGGGACCTCTACAGGAGGTTGTGTAACCCTTGTAAAGGACCAAGCATTTTTTGATTCGTTGTAAGTACCTACAACATATGTTCCGTCTTTTTGGGTAACTGAAAATGTTTGGCCATCATTCCAGGGTTTATCAGGATAAGAGATCATTAGTTGTAGCTCCTTTGTCCATAAATGTATAGTTCACTTCCAGCAAGGTTATACCAAGGTTGTTTGTTCTCTGCAGACAGGTTATTTTCGTCTGAGCCATTATCTACAAAGCAGTAGAACATGTTAGCACCAAAAATAACGTTTTTATTACCATTCTGCACAAGTAACGCTGGGTAGTTATGTCTAAAAGCACCTTGCATAATGTTGTTAGTGATAGTAATATTTTCAGCTTTATTTGGAAGTTGAGTGTTACAAGCAATTAAACCACCTTGTGTTCCATTGGCACCACCAGCAGATACAAAGTTATTAGCAAACACAATTTGATTAGAGTTTAGCTGAACTAAATAACCAGAAAAGGATTGTTCATCATCACCACGAATATCACATCCAATCACTCTATGGACACCACCAGCAGCATAATGTCCGATAGCTGTTTCCCAGGTATCAAAGTGAATACCTGCAAGGTAGGTTGCAGAAGTATTGCCAGAGAAGATAAACCCTTCTCTACCTTTTGCTTCACCGTGAGTAATGTAAATACTTTCAATACTTGATGTACTATTAGTGGTAGTATAAAGTGAACGGTAAAAACCTTGAATGTAGAAATTAGTAAGATGAAGCTGCCTAATTGAACCTCGGTTTTTATTAGACAGGATGAAGATACCATAAGCCTCAGGATCTTCTCTAGCACCGCCAGAGTTATCAAAGTGGTTGCCAATTATATTGTTAGCGATCGTGATGTTGCTAGCATAGACACCACCAACATTGGATATAGTTAGACCTTTTTTAAAGTATCCACGAGTGCCAAGGGTTTGGTCATAGTAAGCACCAATGGTTATATTATCAAGAACTACTTTAGTCCAAGGACCTTGAATAGCACCACTACCACCATCGCGAATAACGATTCCACCTTTGCTAGTATTGTTAGCTGCTTTTAAGACTTGGATGTCTCGGATCTCAAATCCATCATTTGCTATATATGGAGTGTGGTTTACAGTAAGCCTTAGACAGTAACCGTCTATATGAGTTTGGACAGTTGGTTCATACAGAATGACAGAGTGCATACCATCGCCAAAAATGGTAACGCCAGTAATGTCTAAGGTTTCAGAAACTCTGTAAGTTCCACTAGGAAAGTAAACACCTTTATGACCGGCATTTAAAGCTGCCCTAATAGCAATAGTATCGTCTGTAGTGTCATTAGGATCTGTAGGATCACAACCTACGGCACCAAAGTCTTTAATACTTACATAGTCTTCTAAACGACTTTGTAGAGTACGATTTTGACCACTAGGGAAGGTGTAGCTAATCAGATTAGGATTGCCAGAACCAGATGTACCAGCATCCTTCCATTCATAATCAGAACCGGACCAACCAAGGACCTGGTTTGCGTTAGCAGTAGATGTATTGAGATGGGTGTCTACATCAGAATCCGTGTATGCAGGTGTGTAAGTAACTTGTGTCCAAGCACCGTTTTCACGAGCATACTGATTACCATCTTGAGGAGCTTCTGGGAATTGATCAACGTCACCTGTGATGTCATTTTTGACATTTTCATATTTAATTTTATAACTGGTGCTACCGCGATTAACTAATAGCACATCATTATTACTAATTGTCATAGTTCAGTAAGAGTGTCTATACGGTAATCACCTTGATCCATATTTAGATCATCTGTAGCGACAGCAGGTTTGATTTCACCATTAACAGTTCTAACCCAAGGTCCTGATATTAAGTTGCCCGAAGAAATATCAATCGGAGTCCACTCAGACCCATCATAAATAATCAATGTGTACTGTTGAATAGTGTCACCAGCAATGCCAGTAAAAGAAATGTGAGCTGTACCACCATCTAGCACAGAGTAGATATTACCCGAATTCACATCATTAGGTGCTGCACTGACAATGTTAAGACCACCACGATACCCAAAAGAGGTTGTATTAATAGTACCAATTTCCGACCATTGAGGTGTCTGAGTTGTAGATGTCCGATGACAAACAAACTCTCGTTGATTAATTAGATACAAATAAGTATCACCATCCTGCGGTTCAGGATCACCAGTTTGTACTGGCGGGAATTGAATAGCCATATTAGATACTTGTAGGCCATGCCGTAGCAATGGCAGGATTAACGACTGTCTCCATTACTGGTTGACCAGCAACAGGGTTAGGAACTTCTTCACCAGCTTCGTCTGTAATCGTGTCAGGTTCTACAACACCATTACCTTCAGAATCTTTCTTCTGTTGAGTAATAGTAGGTTCACCAAAGAAAAGCTCTTTAAGAGCCTCTACAGTGGTGACTTCATCAATTTCAGCTTGACGTGTGTTGCAAACAGAACGAACTTCAGCACGATAATCAAGCCATTCAGAAGGTACAGAATAATCAGCAACTTCTGAGGCTTTCACAACACGCCAATCGGATGGTGAAAGCAGTGTTCCAGCAGTATAGTTTTGCTCTGCCGTGTAATTGGCTTTAAGTTGATCAAGATCTTTAGGGTTATCAATGCCCCAATAGAAGCGCTGATCCCAAGACTGGGTATTATCAGCAACTTCAGAAATGCCAATAGCCTGCTTCTCTTCCAAAGTGGTCAAGCGCAGCCAATTAGCAGGGTACGAAATACCTTCGTGTGTAAATGCCCTGTCATATTGCAGGGTCTTACCATCAAGTTTTAGCATAGTTATTTGTGTTAATTAGCGTGCGCGAGAATTT